AAATAGTGTTTGGCCCCGGTAGCTTTAGCCTCTTGTCTAGTGCGTGGATAGGCTAAGTATTCCTTTGGGATTTCTGGAGCTAAGTTTCTTTCTCCATCCACATACGACAGCACCCAACCGGCGTGGGGGCCAAACACAATAGGTTTACCCGACTTACAGGCGCGAATGATTGTTCCTATAGCTAGCCCCAGTGTGTCTCGCATTTCCGTAAGGCTGCTATACACCTTGGTTGTCCTATCTGGAAGTACCGCATGAACAGCTTTCTGTAGGTCGTCGGCGTTTGTGGGCCGCTTGCCATAAAAATGGCACTCTTTACCTCTCTTTGCTGCAGCCGCTATGTTGGCTCTGCCTTCTTCCGAAACTTTTCGCCCCGGCGCTTTAGGTACACCCCTCTGCGTGTCTCCTATTTTCTTCCTAACTTCTTCCTCTAGCGATTTACCAAAACGGTAGTGCTCTTCACCTTTGGGCACATGTTTTAGCGACATTTTAGCTACGGCTTCAGAAGTATGTTTTTTTCCTCGCATTGGGGCGCTAGCATCTGCAGCCCAGTTGTAGCAATGGGTCTTTCCCGCGTGTTCGTCTAACCAAACTTGCTCAACGGCGAGTAACTCATCCCTATCCTCAACGCTAGCCACTACCTCAAACTTAAAACATTCCTCGCCGTACTTATTCCATGCGGCTTGCAGATGAGGGCTTTGGTGCGTTCCTTTTTTTAACCGCCTTTTGTGCGCTTGGAACCTCACACGAGCATCAACGGTGCTGCCTACATAGAATTTACCGTTGACCACATTACGAATCACATAGATTACGTTTTTCACTGGAAACCTCCGTTATTTAGTTGACGAAGGTTATATTACGCTCTTTGTGATTAAATCACAAGCCTTTTCGCAAACAAAAAGAAAGGGGCCGAAGCCCCTCTCAAACCCTTGATTTTGCTGGGTTTAGCCTTGGCTACCGAACATCGACAGGGGATCGCTCCAGCCGTAGCTGTACCTCTCTCGAGCCTTGTAGCGAGCATTCCCGGTGTCGAAATCACTGTCCATCGAAGTACTCAACGCAGCACGTACAAAGTGCTTCATGCCGTTCGGAACATCGGTCTGCAGGAACCAAGCGTTAGTGTCGGTCAAGAAGTGGTTAATGGTGTAACCACCCGGAATGCTGCCGTTGTTCACGATAGCGTTCACGTCGTTGTCGGTGGTGCCGACACGAAGCTGGGTTTCCAACAGACGAGTAGCCACGAACTGAAGGGCTGGCGGGATTACCAACTTCTTCGGCTTTGCTGCAATCAGCAGACCACGCTCGTCAGTCCACAGGCTGATCTGGATAACGGCATTCTCAAGAGAGGTTTCGTTAAGATCAGTCGGAGTAGACGGGACGTTAGACAGGGTAGAGCCATTGACCAACGGGTGAGCGTTAGAGAACAGTTCCTTGCCATCACCACCAGCGTAATTGCTGTTGAAGCCGTTATTCAGGATGTTGGCACCCTTGACTTCCTTGGTGTAGGACATAGCACGAGCCAGCGCCTTGGTATAACGAGCAGACAGAGAATCATACAGGTTATCTTCCACAGCTTCTTCGGTCAGGGAGAAGCCCAGAGCGATGGTTTCATGGGTATAGCGAGTAGACCATGCTTCCTGTGCGGTGTCATAAGAAATGGCAGAACCTTCGTTCTTAACAGGAGCAGCACCGAAACCGGAGAGCTTCTGTTCTTCTTCAAAGGAACGGTCAGAGCTTTCAACTTCAAACAGTTCTTTCCACTCTTCGCCATAACGATCATATTCCAGACCGAAGAGGGCGTTGAGGCCGGGGAGTAGCTCTTTAAGTAACTGAGCGCGTGAAATAGCAGCCATTGATTATATCTCCTTAGATTCCAGTAGCCTGACGGTAGAAGTGCATCGCGGCATTGTAGATAACCTGAACCCGCGTAAAGGTGCCATCAGGCAGAACACTTTCCGGCACAATAGAGACAACCCGGAAGGGCAGTGTGTTGGTAGTGTTGACTGAAGCAAAGTTAGCGGACACGGTGCTGTTGCCGCCTGCATTTACAAAAGTAGCAGGCTGATAGTAGCCGATGTTGTTGCCAACAGTGGACTGAGTAGCTGCACTTGCGGTGTAGCGGTCCCCAGAAGCATTGGTTAGAGTGATCTCGAAAATAGCATCGGGATCGTCAACAATGACAGCAACTGCATCAGAAGCTACGGTACCAGAAGCCCAATTCTGATCGAACAGCGGGTACTTCAAGGTAGGATCGGTGAAGCGGCATCCAAGGAAAATACCAACAGGAGCCAGAGCAAAAGCTGCCTTAGCACCAGAAGCGGTATCAACACGAGCAACGGTGCCGGTGTTAGCAACAGTCACCAGATCGCCAAAACCAATGTTCTGAGCATAGCCAGAGACAATCGGAATAGAGCGAGTAGCGCCTGAGTAGACACGGCCACCCAGAAGGTTTACCGGCAAAAAGCCAGTGGGACCGGGATTAAAAACACTAGACATAAATAACTCCTAAAAGTTGTAATCGCGGCCCCTAGCCATTTAGGAACCGCTACCGAAAGAAACACGCGACTTGCTTTCTTTGAAGAGAGGCATACGCGGGTCATTTTCACGCATAAAGTTTTGATCTACAGCTTGAGTCTGCGCGGCTGTCTGCCCTTCATAGTAGGCTTTACGAGCTTTAGCGTTCTCAAGAGTAGACTTACAGAGCACCAGACCGCCAATCTCAATAAGACCCTGCGGTTTCAGACCGAATGCAGCGAAATCTGACAACATTTCTGGATGATCCTCAGCTTTGCAAGGCTCCCATCCTTCACGTCGAGCTTTAGCCATATTAGCGGGGTCAGCGGTGCCCATCATAGAAACACGCTTCCAATGAAAGACGTAACCATCCTGCGGAGCAGGGGTTGGCAGATCGTGAGCAGGCTTCCAAGATACTGGTCGTACCTCTTTTTCCCGTGTCTCATTGGTTCTTTGGGTTCTGTCCATAACATTAGCCATTTGCGCGTTTCTCCAATTTAGCGGCATGCTTGGCGTAATCTTCCAAGCTCACTCCGAGTCTTTTTGCAAGTGCTACCTGAGTAGCGGTTAGCGTCACTTTTTTAACTGAGGTGCTCCTACCGGCTGGGGCTACGGGCGACGACTTCTTAGCCTTACCAAAATGTTCTGGATACACTTCCCTCATGCGTTTGTCGATAGCCGCATAGTATTCATCTGACTGCGTATCGACACCCGAATTTACCAATTTGGAATGGAGACCATAAGCAAGAGAGGTCATCTCTGTGTCTTCTCCAAACCAAGGATTTCTCGCTGCCCATTCTTCAGCTTTTGCGTCTACAGGGGGAGAGCTAGGCTGTGTGTAAGCAGGTTGTGGCGCATTATATACAGGCTGTTGGTACGTTTGTAAAGTATTTTCTTCAGGTTCTGGGATAGGTGGCGAAAAGTTTGCCAAGCGCTCTCTTTGAAGTCCTGCCTGTTGCAGCTCTTTCTGTGCGTTAAGCACACCTTCTGTGTCACCTGATTCATACGCCTTACGGTACCTATCTTCCGCAAGTTTTTCTGCGTACTCAATCTTGGCATTGGCTTCGTTAAGGTACTCTTTTTGACCCCAAGTGAGCGTCTGCTTTAACTTCTGATTTTCAGCGAGGATGGTCTGCGCTAGCGTTATGGCTTCTTGGTTCTGCCTCTCTAACGCTTCTTTGGCCCTACGCTCATCGTGGTAACGGTGGCTTAGTTGATTGATCCTCTTCTTAACACCCGCAGAGATCGTATCGAGCTCTTCTTCCTGCTGGTCATTTTCAGACTCTGGCAGGGGCTTTCGGCCTCGGTCTTCTTCAGGGGTATCGTCAATAATCTCGATTTCGGGAGTTTCGTCCTCAATCCCAACTTCTACAGGTACGCCTTCTTCTATACTCATAACTACCTCTTAATAAGCACGGTTAATCCCTGACGGGTCCTTGATAGTGCCCAAGATCATGTCGTCGTTTATGATCGTGAACTCTTCTCCATCGACACTGAAACGTGAACCGCGATACGCTCCAATCAACACAAAGTCATGAACTTTGCACCAAGCTCCGGTAGGAAATTTAGCTTCATCTCGGTAAGCCAAATCACCCATTTTAAGCACAAGGCCGAGAACAGACCCCGCTTCTTCCTTACGAAGAAACTCAGAAGGTTTGATGATACCTCCCGCTGTGACTTCTTCTATTTTTGGTTTGATGACCAGCATTTGGTAGCCAACCGGATCGGGAAGTTTATCGCCCAATTCCTCCGCTGTTTTAAGCGTGGCTTCTATATCTACATTTGCATGAAACGTCATGATGTCCTCTATTAGCAGGCCGTTAAGAGGGAGTAGAGTGGCCTGAATCCTCTACTCCCGTGAAGTCTTAGTCTTCGATGTACCTCTTCTGCGCTTCTTCTACAGCATCCAATGCCGCCTGAAGCCCAGCGATCACTCCGGTCAGGTATTTGTAATCTTCCCAAGAAGCAAGGGCTCCTTTAGTCAGTGCGTCTCGTCGCGGGATAATGGCCTCTTTTAACTTTTTGCTAAGCAGTTCTAGCTCAGTCATTTACCTTCTCCTGTTTTTGCATCGCGTTGAACGCTCGGTCCTTGTCCTTTTCTGCGCTTGAGTGTGCGCGATCCTCTTGCTTAGCCATACCTCCTTGTACCCGCTCGTCTTCCTTGAAGATGTATTCTTTTGCTGCGTTAAAGCCAAGTTTTACGCCTTCAGCACCGTCTTTTTGCTGTTGAAGCTGGATTTTCGTCTGATTATCAAGCTCCGCAATCTCCTTTTGCGTCTGAATTTTAGCCATTTCGATCTGTACTTTGGCCTGCAATTCTTGCTGTTTTAGCTGCATCTCCATCATTTGCCGCTGTACAATCGGGTCCTGAGCCGCTTGTTGTGCCTGTGCCGCCTGTGCTTCAATCTGAGACTGCTGCTGTACCTGAAGAGCCGCTTGCGCCAACAATCCAGAGACGTGAGCTTCCATTTCTGGGGACATCTTTTGGTCAGGAGGAGGCAGAGGAACACCCAACTGGGCTTCAATTCTCTTTCTATAGGCAAAGCCAAGATGCTGCGCCAAGTGCGCCTGTCCTGCCTGCATAATGGCTTGAGCGTTCTGGTTTTGCCCCATAATCTGCGCTACATTCGGGTCTTGCATAAAGGCTTGGTGGACCTGAATATGCGCTTCGTGGTCTTGTTCGTAGAATGCCTTCACAGGTTTCATGTTGAGAACGTCCATATTCTCTGTAACAGGGTCTGTTGGCAGTAGGTCATCTTCCGTTTCTACAATCTTATCGGCATCCTTGACACCCATGACCTCAAGCATCTGCCGATGCAGCATTGAAAGGTTATAGATTTGTGGAGCCTGCTGTGCCAACTGAA